ATGAAATCAGTTAAATTATTTTTATTTTTGTCTTTTGTTTTAGTTTCAACAACCAGTTTTTCACAATTAAAAGTGGATTCTTCAGGGAGAGCTATTTTTGGTAAGCAGCCTTTTTCTAAAGCTATTTCTATTGTAGATGAGACCACAAGTTCTATGATGTGGAATTTGCCGTTTCGGATTACTTACAAGTCCAATGAGATGGTTACTTTATCGCGTGGAGGTTCTTGGGGTATGGCATTTTCGACTACCGGTTCTATTTTGGTGGGATATAACTTGCCAACAAATTCCCTTTCATATACGCCATTAGAGGTATATGGTTATGCTGATGGAGGTGGTATCAAGGTCAATCATACTAGCTCTTCTTCGCATGCGGGAGTGAGCGTAAGATTGGGAAGCAGCAATACTCGTTCTTATACTGCTCATAATGGGTCTACGAGCGTTTTTTATGTAACAGGTGATGGTATTGTTTATTCAAGAGGGGTAGCATCAATCACCTCTGATGCTTCTTTGAAAAGCGATATTACAACAATAAGTAACCCTTTAGAAAAATTATTGCAATTACGTGGTGTAACTTTTCGAATGAATCTATTCGAAAAAAGAGAAAAAGCATTGAATACGGATGAGGCTTATAAATTAGCCAAAGAGCGCACACCAGAATTGAATCATGAAATTTTCGACCAAATACAAAAGGAAAAATCTCGGAAGCAAATGGGTATAATTGCACAAGAAGTAGAAAAAATAATTCCGGAAGTAGTTCGTACTCGGGAAGATGGTTTAAAATCAGTTGCTTATTCAGAAATGATAGGCTTACTTATTGAAGCAATTAAAGAACAACAAGTTTTAATTGATAATTTGACTCTCAAAATGGCTGCAATTGATGGTGGTAAATTACGTTCATCAAGTGAAACAACAGGTCTTTCAAGTGATTTGTTGGCTATCTGTAAACTTTCTCAAAATGCACCTAATCCATTTACCGAGCAAACAGAAATAAAATATTATGTGGCTGATGGCGTAAAAGATGCTTTTATCTGTGTTTTTGATATGCAGGGCAAAATGCTTCAAAAATTGGATGTAACATCCGGACAAAATAGTTTATTTATTGAAGGCTCGAAATTAGACGCAGGTATGTACTTGTACTCTCTTATTGTAGACGGACAAGAAGTCGATACGAAAAAAATGATATTGACAAAATAAAATCAAGGTTGTAAAAAAATATTTGCCTAATTTAGCAATAATTTAATTCAAAGAGCAATGAAGACAATATTATTTAAAAAATCACTTTGGTTCACGGTTATAATGACATCGTGTTTAGTTTTAGTTACTTTGTTCGCAGCCGTTAGCTGCGACAAGTCGGATATTTTACCTAAAACCGACACCGATGTAAGTTTTACACCCTGTCAACCAAGTAAATTGAGAAGCAGTGGACTTTCAGACAAAGTAGATGTCGAATTTACCAATAAAGGCGTACAGATTACACACTATGATTTCGAGGTTACTTGTGATTTTACGACCGTGAATGTAAACCACACTCTTGTAAATGGTGTTTTGGATATTTCACAGCAAGGAACTCCAAATCAGGCGGATTGTATATGTTATACTGATGTGTCATATACAATAGACGGAATTTTACAGGAAGAAGTGAATGTGATTTTTATCAATGGGCTGCAAGTTTATTGTTATAACGACAACACCTTGGCAGAAGTCAATTTAGGAGGGTCTAAATGGAAATTAATAGGCATTGTTGATGTACAAACAGGCGATTTGGCAGAACTTGAGCCTAAAGATTGTGACGAATGCTATACAATTGCATTCGATACGGACAATACTTTTGAAGGGCGAACAACTAGTAACATAATAATGGGCAATTATGAAATTGATTATAGCACACACACTTTACGCTTTGCCAATATAGGCGGGACAGAAGTTGGTGAGGTTGGAGAAGGGTATAAGTATGCTGAAATTTTATGGAAAATACAATCATTTACAACCAAAGATACATATCTAAATCTGTATTATAATGACAATAAAAATTATTTGAAATATAAAAAAACAGGAGGTTAAAATGGGAATTTAAAAAAATAGCATTAAAAATATTTTTGGGTTTATTTCTGTTTTGCTTACAAGCAAATGCCCAAATTAGTACGCGGGAAGAACCTGCGAGTTTCAGAAAAAATGTTCCTGATTTGAGAATAAGTAAAAACACACAAATGACTCTACCTTCGTTTGATATAGAAAAAATTCAGCAGGAAGATAAAGAAGACGAAGCGAACGGAATGTCACCTCGTTTTGGATACATTCACGATGTGAGTTTAAACTTGGATAACTCAGGTGAGTGGACGGTTTTATCCGATGGTAGCAGAATCTGGCGGTTAGCATTGCACTGCTCAGATGCGTTGTCGATCAATCTTTTGTATGATAAGTTTTGGGTGTCGGATGATGCTAAAAACAATAAAGGAAGTAGGAATGATACACAAGGATTTGCTACTGGTTTGGTGTATGGCGACCAAGTTACATTGGAATATTATTTGCCAAATAATGTAAAGGAAGTTGGTGCTATTTCCATATCGGGAATTGTTCACGGTTATAGGTATATTATGCCAGAATATTGGTATGGTAATGTTCCTGGAAATAATCTATCAGGTAACTGTCAGGTTAATATAAATTGTCCTGAAGGAAATAATTGGCAAAATTTTGAGGTTCAATTAGGCTCACAATTTGAAATAAAATAACAAAAAAACTGTTTAATTTTTCAAGGAAATATTTAAAGAAATGAAATGGAAATTTTGGTATATATTAATGATAAAATTTTTCCTTGAAAAATTAAACATATGGGGGTAATAAAGAAAAACGTTTATAGAAAAAACAGAAAAGAAACCGAATTAATTTAACTACCAATAAGTTACAGCAAAAAATCAGCAAAAAATCAACCAACAACAAAACCAATAGAAAAACGCAAAATAGGAATTACATGTTAACTGGATGTTAACTAACCTGACTAAATAAGGGGCTTTTGTAGCTCCTTATGTTAATTAGTGGGTAAACATACTCCAAAACCCCGCAAACAAAGCAAATAAAGCAAATAACACGTTTACCCCATTATATTTAATCAGCATTAAAACGATACTTAAACAGCATTTAAGGAAAGAACGAAAAAACGTGTTTTTACCTCTTTTTTGCCTTTGGACAGTCAAATGGACGGTCAAATGGGCGGTCAAAAGCTGGCATTTTTGAGCATCTACGAATACACTAAAAGCCATAAAAAACGACAAAAAGCCACAAAAACAGGCTTAAAACACCCCATAATCCCACAATTAAAACGGAATAATCAAACTTAACTCGCTGTATTATAGCTGTTATTCCATTCTGATAACCCCCAGCACGATACTTAGACTGCGTATATCGCTTTTAGGAATAGGAAAGGGAGGATAATTTTCTTTGTTATCGCTCACTAATAAAATATTATCGGGATTTTGTAGGTCTTCAAATATTCTTTTTACCAATGCCCCCTGAGAACTGTCAATAACATAAACTTTGCCCCATTGAAAGAATAGTATATCATGAATTTTCTTACAGGCTAAAATGTCGCCATTTGAATACTTTGGATACATACTCGACCCACTTACCCGTATAACAAACTCGCATCCACTTCGCTCAAATTCGGGAACTGCATATTGTTCGCAATCATTATAAGTTACACTTTCGGTGTCAGAGCCAGGAAATCCGGCAACAGCCTCTATTGGCAACAAAGGAACACTATTTCTGTTTGATTGACTTACTCTTATATCTGATTTTAACATTTCTCCATTTCCAGTAAGCAACCATTCAGGATTTAATTCAGACAAATATGCTAATATATTCGCATACTTGTCTGTTGTTATTTCTCTTGGCTTATCTAAAAAACCATTAGAAAATCCCAAATCTTGACAAAATTTATATTTTGTAATCCCCTTTGTATTAATGTACTTTACAATTCTTTCGGTTATCATTATAAATATATTAGAATATATTATTGCATTAATAGAATATATTAGTATATTTGCATCGTGTTTCAAATTGAAATGCGCTGTAAAGGTAGTAAAAACTTTAAAAATAACTGTATATGTTAAACGAAATCAAAGTTCCCCACGGAAAAAAAGAAAACTTAGGTAGGATATTTAAGAAGAGCCGCCCATTTGTGCGGGCGGCTCTGAGAGGTCAAAAAAGCGATGAAATATCGCTTAAAATCAGGTTTTCCGCGATTAATCACTTTGGCGGTTATGAAGTTCAAAAAGTTACAAATGAAAAAACCACAAAAGGATGAAAGCGAAACTAATCATTATCAACTGGCTTTTTGCATGGATGCCTCTTTGCTATGCAGGAGACAATCCATTTGTAGCAATAATTATTGTAGGCTATTTCGGCTTTGCCTCTTTGTTGCTCAATAAGAATAAGAAAGCAGTAGAAAAAGAACTTACATGCTTTAATAACTGGATAGACAAATTAATAACATCTTAAAAATTGATTAATCATGGTAAAAAAAACAACCACTCCAATAATTGAAGTAATTGAGGGAAAAAGCAAAGCAATCGGATTGCTGGTAGAATACCGCATGTTTGGCATTCTAATGTATCAAAAAAAGAGTGTTTCTCCTTGTAAATTCGGAGTTGAAGAGTACGACTTACTTAACCCGTAATTTTATCTATGATTTTGTTTGCTTCTTTCTTTAGCTCGTTCAAATAGGTTTGCTCAGATGTCATGCGACTGCCATTTTTTAGTTTTCGCTCTATGGTATCAACCTTTTTGTAAAGAACAGTTAACATAGCGATAATTTCCTGATACTGAATTTCATTCATAATGATTAATTATTAAAAGTTTAGCGACAGTAAAGTTAATCATTTTTCCCGATAGGCAAACATGCAGGTTCGAGTCCTGCACGGGAACAAAAAACATTAGATTATGCAGTATTTTAATAATATACTTTGTTTTGAGGCTGGCTGGCTGATTGATAATAAAATCACATCAAAGTCAAACTATGACAATTTAGCGAAGCGCAAACATATCCAAGTCGTCCGCCGTGCCAGCCGCAATACGCCCGCCTTGGTCGCTTACGACAGTATGCCCGACCGCTTCAAAGAGGCGATAATCGAAAAGATAGGCGGCAATCCTTACAAGCTGGCAAAACTTAACGAGCTGGAAGAATTAATCGAACACAAAACCGAAACAAGTAAGTTTTTTAATGAAGATTTCAAGCTCAGCGACGGACGCTATTTACCCAAAGATACGCGCAACGAGTATTATTATAATGCCATTATCTTAGATGCCATTGCAAAGCTTATCGAAAAGGTTGCGCTAAAGAAAGCCAAAGGACACAAAACGGGCGGACAATGGAACTATATTAGCGACCTGGTGCAAAATCTCGACCGGACAAAATACCCGCACACATTGCCCGAATACTTTTCCAGTCTTAGAGAAAAATATAACCGATACAAAAACGAGGGTTGCCCCTCTCTTATACATGCTAACTTTCTGAAAGGCATTAAGAACGCCGCTATCATTGACAACGAAGTTAAAGAGAGCTTGATAATTGAACTACTCGCCGACCCGCGCAATTTGGATAATGAGCAAGTCGCCCGCTTATACAATCAAGTCGCTGAGCCTATGGGCTGGCGCAAAGCAACAAGACACTCAGTGGCTAAATTACGCGACAAATACGATTTGGAAATTTATGCGGGTCGTCGCGGGTCGGTTGCTTTCTTCAATAACAAGGCTATGCAGGTTAAACGCTCAGCCCCCACAAAACCGCTTTTCTATTGGACTTTAGACGGTTGGGATGTGGAGTTGCTTTACCAAAAACACAACGGAAAAGCGATAACTTACCATAACCGCCCAACGGTTGTCGTTGTTCTCGACCCGTGCTGTAAATATCCGATAGGTTACGCAGTGGGCACACACGAAACGCCCGAACTGATAAAAGCAGCTTTAAGAAACGCCGCCCAACATACCGCCCAGCTTTTCGGCTCTATGTACCGAACGCACCAAATACAATCCGACCGATATGCTTATAAGGCTTTAGAACCTCTTTACGCGACTATGGGAAAACATGTAACACCCGCCCGCGCAAAGAACGCAAAGGCTAAGGTTATAGAACCTTATTTCGGACACTTAAACAAAACGTATTGCCAGCTTCAGCCCAACTGGTCGGGCTTTGGTATTACTTCGGACAAAGAAAAACAACCTAACGTCGAATTTTTGAACAAATACAAAACCCATTTTCCCGACTTCGCGGGCGTGTGTGCAATGGTCAAACTTATTATCGAAAAAGAGCGCCAGGCAAAACGCGACGAATATTTGAAATTGTGGAACGAAACCAGCAAAGCCGACCGCCTGGAGCTATCCTGTGAAAGTTATCTATATCATTTTGGCGAAAGAACAGGACGCAAAAACCTATTACAAGGCAGCGGATTAAATGTAACTATAAAAGGGGTTAAACAGCATTTCGATTGTTTTGACCTCAATTTCCGCAAACACGCTTCTACGCAATGGAATGTGCTATACGACCCCGCCGACACTTCGCAAGTCCTGGCGATGAATGACGAAGAAACATTGCGTTTTCTATTGGTTATGAAACATTTGCAACCAATGGCATTAAAAGACCGCAAAGAGGGCGACAGCGAGGCGCTTAACCATGTTAGCAAGTTTAACCGAGATGCTGTCGATTATATAACAGACTTTAGGGCTGAAACAGGCGAAACAGTACGCGATTTCATGGAAGAACACAAAAACCAGCTTAACGGCACGCTTGCCCGCCTGATGTTGACAGACAGCCTCGGACAACATAAGGATAACCGCAATATCGACTCAGGTCGCAAGGCTAAAAAACCGGAGGTAAGNCCCGCCGATATAATCGGCAAAAACACAGAAAAAGAGAAAGTACAAGACATATACGATTTAATATAAATAATTAAAAATAAATAAGCTATGAACGAACAAGTTAAACAGCAAATTGCAGAAGTATTAAAAACATATTGCGCACGTTTCGCCAGTCAGAACAAAGCGGCTAACAGCCTTAAGGACGTGTCATCTGCAACGGTTTCGCAGATACTCAATGGTAAATGGGATTTAATCGCCGACGAAATGTGGAGACGTGTAGCCGCTCAAGTGGGCTTTTCATCTGAGGGTTGGACTTTGGTCGATACAACTGTAAGTAATATCCTTTATAAACTACTGGCGGATGCCCAGGGTATTGAGCAGGGCGAAAGCGAAGTACATGCCATTGTCGGGCATGCGGGTTGCGGAAAAACTGCAACGGCTCAAAAATACGTCGCTGAGAATAAATACGCTTATCATATTGTTTGCTCCGAGTATTGGAATAGAAAAACCTTTTTGCTGGAACTTATGGAAGCTATGGGCTTGGACTCGTCGGGTTATACGGTTAACGAAATGGTGCGCTATATCGTAAAAGAGCTTAAGGGTCAAAATTGCCCGCTTATCGTCATGGACGAAGCCGATAAGCTGAGCGACCAGGTGCTTTATTTCTTTATTACCATGTACAACCAATTAGAAGACTACTGCGGGCTTGTATTGCTGGCTACCGACTTCCTGGAAAAGAGAATTAAACGAGGCGTACAGAATAAGCGCAAAGGTTATAACGAAATATTCAGCCGTATAGGTCGCCGCTTCATTGCTTTACAGGGTAACACTTACGACGACCAGGCGGCAATCTGTCAGGCGAACGGATTAACCGACCCACGAGCGATTGAAAAAATAATAGACGGAAGCGAAAGCGATTTAAGACGAGTTAAAAAGTTGGCAAAGGCAAATGTCAAGAAAGCAAAGAAAGCAGCTTAAAAACGAAATTAAACGGCAATTAAATAGCAAATAATGAACAAGACAACCCAACAAAAGAACAAACGCGCGTTATCGGTTTCCGACATGCTTAATTACAGCCCTGAGGTCTTACCTTTTACGGGCGTTTGGCGTGATGCTATTGGGTTGCCTGAGCTTAAGGGTGCGTGGATAGTGTTCGGCGACTCAGGGCACGGCAAAACGAGCTTTGCACTAAAGCTGGGTAAATACTTTGCGCAAATAGGTAAGCGCGTCGCTTATGACTCTATCGAGGAGGGGGTCTCGCTTTCTATGCGTGAGGCTTATATCCGGACTGGCATGTCTGACGTGGCGGGCAAATTTATACTACTGGATAAAGAGCCTATCTCCGAGCTAAAAGTCCGATTAAAAAAAAGACGGTCGCCCGACGTGATTATTATTGATTCGGTACAATATACGGGACTCACTACAAAAGAATACAAGGAACTGGTCGACGAATTTCCTAATAAGCTATTTATTTTCATATCACACGCTGACGGGCTTAAGCCCAAAGGGGCGCTGGCTCAGGCAATTTATTACGATGCGTTTGTCTGTCTATTGATAAAGGGTTTTAAAGCCCTGGTTAAAAAGAGCCGATACGGCGGCAATGGAGAAATAACAATAAGCGAGCGGCTGGCTCAGGAATACTGGAGTATAGCTGAAAGTAAAGATAACGAATAAAATAAAAAATATGGCAACAAAAACAACTAATCCGCACACTTGGTTCTTTGCCCACCTTAAAACAGTTGAGGGCTGGGGAACTGGATACGATGAAGTAATAAAAGAAGGTATTGTGGCGGCTTATTCCGACGGTCAAACAACCAGCTTAAAAGAGCTTTACGAGCGCTATCCGAAATTATACAATCGGATGCGGAAAGACTTATCGTCCCAAACGCCAACAAGACGAGCCGAACAAGACCCGCGCTCGGATAGAGCCCGCAAAAAACTAATAGCGACGATTTTCTCACACCTGGAGGAAAAAGGATATAAACCAACAATGGAGTATGTAAAAGCGGTCGCCTGTAATGGAGCTAAAGTAAGCCGATTTAACGACATTCCGCTAAATACATTAAAAGACTTGTATAATAGATTTAGAAATAAAGATTTACAGGAGAGTGTGGCAGAATTAATTAACAGTATAAACAATTAAATAAGATTAAAATTTATGGAAAATGTAGTAATGACGGCAGAAGAACGTCAAGAATTTGAAACATTTAAGGCACAGAAAGCCGAAAAGGAACGTTTAGAAAAACAAACGGCAGACCGCGAAACTTACAAAAAACTGGTAGATGAAGCTATTGAATCTGTTTTTCCGAACGGACGAATTTTAGCAATGCTTTTTTGCGCTTCTAAAAAACGCATTTATGATGCCTTTAAAGACATTCTCGCCCTAAAAGCTGATACGTACAGAACAAAAGAGGGACAGCAGTCGCATACATGGACGCACTCGAACGGAAAGTTGCGGGTTATTTTAGGCTATAATGTAACCGATAATTATGATGATACTGTTACAGCCGGAATAGAGAAAGTAACGAGTTATATTTCTTCACTCGCCGACAGCGAAAAAACACAGGCGCTCGTCAATGCCATATTTCGGCTACTTGCCAAAGACGAAAAGACTGGAGCGCTAAAGGCATCCAAAGTAGTGCAGCTCAAAAAAATGGCGAAAGAAAGCGGTGACGCGCAATTCATAGACGGTGTACAAATAATAGAGGACGCCTATCGCCCTGTCTTGTCAAAGCAATATGTTAAAATGCATTACAAAGGAGAGTTTAACGAATGGGTGTCGGTTCCGCTAAGTATGACAGAAGCAAAAAACTCCGATTTGACGTTGTCTGAGTATAACAAGCTAATGGAGACTGTAAACAACGAACTTGCGGCATTTATCACGCCAGTATGATTTAATATAGCCGATAAGGAGATTCATATATTTAAAAAACAAGTAAAAACAAATGTCTGTAACGCTTTACCCCGGAACATATCGCTTTGTCTGCACCTGCGAAAGAGGTTATTTATATGACCAATTCGAGCTTAAGAGAAAAATGGAAAAGATGGAGCCTTATTGTTGGTATTGCAAGCAAGACGGTAAATTTATTAAAGTTATGGAGGAGAATTTGGATTTTTCAAACAATTGGAACAATAAACTTAACTGCGATGCTTTTTCTACGCTCCGACTGCGTAATGATAAAAAATATTACATAGGAGCAAAGAAAAACATCCGGCTGAAAGGTGTACTAAAAGGAGCGGCTACCATTGTTGGAATTAGCTACTTTACTATTGATAAGATTAACGAGTCAGTTGCTCGGCTTGATACAGGTTATTCGGCGACAGAATGTCGCAAAATCATTATGAGCATGTATAAAAATTGCCCGACAATAGATTGGTTCTCGCAGCAATTGGCTTTCTGTATTCTGGTGTACGATAAGAAAACCGGAAATGAAACATCTGATTTATTTGAAAATTTAACACAAGATTAGACCATACATAAATGGAACTAAGCGAAAAAATAGATAAGTCTATAAAACTTTTGAAATCTATAAAATCGGATAAAATCGAACTTTCGTATTCAGGCGGGAAAGATAGCGATGTTATTTTGGAGCTTGCAAAAATGGCAGATATACCATACAGGGCAATCTACAAGAAAACGACAATTGACCCCGCCGGAACTATTCAACATTGCCGAAATAATGGAGTCGAAGTTTTTGAGCCTAAAGTGCGATTTTTCGATTTAATAAAACAACGCGGTTTTCCTACTATGCGATGCCGTTTTTGCTGTGATGTGTTGAAAGAATATAAAGTATTAGATAACTCAATACAAGGCATTAGGCGTTGCGAAAGCGTGAAACGCGCAAAGAATTACAAAGAGCCTATTATCTGCCGGATTTACGGAAGCAAAGCGAATCATGTAAATGTTTTTCTTCCAATACTCGATTGGACAGATAGGGATGTTTCAAAATTTATCAAAATGCAAAACATACAATGTCATCCACTGTATTACACAAGTGGTCAATTTGATGTAAAGAAACGGCTTGGATGTATTGGTTGTCCTCTGAAATCAGATAAAGGACTAGCGGACTTTAAGGCACATCCGAATTTTGTAAAGGCTTGGATTAATGCGGGGCAGGAATGGTGGGATAAACCGCGCAAAAAAGATATTAGAAGCAAAGCGACATTTGAAAGCATTTATGATTTATTTGTTCATAATATCTTTTTCAAAAGTTACGAATCATTTTCGATAGCGAAAAGTGGCGTATTCGGAAGCATGGATTGTAAAGATGCGCTTGAAAAATATTTTAATATTAAATTTTAAAACTAAAATAGACCATGAGTGAAAATAATTTCATCCCAATAGGACGCATTACTAACTGGGATAAAATCGGTGGAGATGCCGTAATAATAAGACATTGTGAACACATAATTTCTCACTCGGAAAGATATATGCCTGAAAGAGTTTTTGAGGCAAAGGAAATACTTAACAACAAAAAAAATAAACCATGAGTGAAAAATTATTTAAGTGGGAATACCACATAACAGGAAGTAAGGAGTGTACATATCACAGTGTTAAAGAAGAAATAACAGGAAGAACCATTGCTCTCTTGTATGATAAAGATTTGACAAGTCAAGAACTTGAAAAGTACGGAAAGTTAATAGCGTCTGCCCCTAATTTAAGAGAAAAAGCAATTGACGCGGCAATAGAATCATGCGAATATAAAGCTGATTGGTGCTGCGGAGAAGCTGAGTATCATGGAAAAATTCTTTTAGAACCAAACATTTGTAAAGGCAAAGAATGTCTTCACATTAAAAGATTTATTGAAAAACTTAATAATTAGACCATGGCATATTTAGTAAAACAAGGGAGATTGGAGTTAATTTTTGAGCTCTATCCAACAAAAAATGAGAATGGAATTTGGAATGACAAACATGATACGAACAGATTCGTTTATCTTCCTCCCGGAACAATAAAAGACTTGATAGGGAAAGAATTAACGGAAAATGACGAACCTTTCAATCTTAATTAGACCATTATGAGGAAATATTTAAAAAACCTATTTAATTGGGTATTTCAGGAAGAAATCAACGAATTGCAAATAAAAATAAAGCAGTGTGAAACAGAAAGAATTTTATTAAAGGAGCAAATTTCACGTACGAAAAATGTACTCGCAAATTTTGATGTAAGCGTTGATGTTCATCATCACTCCCCGTCTTGGGCAGTAATATCGTTACAAGGAGAAAAAACAGATTACTTAAAATTTATAAGCTTAAACAATTCGACGATAAGAGACATACATCGTTTTCTTTCTCAATTTGACAGAGAAAATAATATTAAGATAGATTGCTCTCCTATGGAGTATCTCTATTTTAGAGAATTTAAAAACAACACTCTTAAAATTAAATCCGATGGAAGAAAATATTTTTGACTGGGATAAAGTAAGTTTATTTATAAATGGAATTACAATTTCTTATATTCCCAACCAAATAAAACTTAACATCCCTGTTCCCGATGAACCCAGGTTTGAGGCATCTACTTTTTCTTTTAATATAAAGATGGCTCACGGAGAATATCGAAAATTGCGCCAATATCTAAAAAACGTTCCGATGGCAAAAAGATTTCGATTGCCTCGAAAATTAAAGAAGAAATTAAATAATATTAAGACTAATAAAGATGAGAAAGAAAGCATTATACAGCCTACTGTATCGTATTCGCAAGTCGAATAAAGACGTAAGAATTATAACACGGGAAAGGGCAATCTTTTTTGATTATAGCAATCCAGCATCCATTGATGAAAGAAAAATTAAGCGATTAAGGAGCGAGTTTAATTTTAATGCTCAATCTGAAATACGGAACGAATAAAGAAAGGAAACAAATAATGATTATTGCAATAGATTTTGACGGAACAATATGTACAGGTAAATATCCCGACATAGACGGATTACAGCCCTACGCAAAAGAAATGATTAACAAACTATATGCCGATGGGCACTATATAATCATTTGGACTTGTAGAGAAAATGAAATGTTATTAAAGGCTACTAATTGGCTACTAGATAAAGGTATTCAGTTTCATAGGATAAACGACCACAATCCCGATAACTTGGCAAAGTATGGCGGTAATACACGTAAGATTTACGCAGATTTATATATCGACGACAAACAAGTGGGCGGCTTGCCCCGCTGGGATGAAATTTACGACGAAGTGTGTTTAATGGAAATGAATTATAAGGCAAAAAAATAAAAGCCCCGCAAGTCCCGAGAACTTTTAGAGCTTTGTTGTGTGGCTACCGCAAAGATAAACTAAAAAATTTGGACTTATGCAAACAGTAGTAGAAAAAAGAAGCGAAAGCCGTCGATTAAACGTAATAAAACGAGCAATGATTATACAAAATACAGTCGCTGAACATTTCGAGCCGGGCAATCAAAGTAAGTCTAGGTCTCAGGCATACCGCCAGCACATAAATAAACTTTATCCTATGGGTGAGCGCACATTTTGGCGTTATATGAGTATTAATGTAAAAGAAGAAATGACAAACGCCCAACATGGGCAAATGATGTTAGAGTTTGAATAATACCGCTTAATTATCCGGAAGCTGATAAGATGCGTAAATAAAAATTTCCATTAAGCCTTGCAGAAATGCAGGGCTTAATGTATTTTTGAAGAAAAATTCAACATTATGAGACTTTTTTATAAAATAGCTTCTATTATACTTGCAATCGGTTTTGTATTTGTGGCATTGGTGTTTTTTGCTATTGGTTCAGTTGGAGGAGGGGTTCTCTTTCTGCTGGTGGCAGTTGTTTTTCCTATGTTGATTATGGCATCGGCAAACAATAGAATAAATGAAGTGCTGTATAATTCAAAAATGGTACAAGGACAAGCATTTCAATTTCTTGAAACATTATATCTTATACTTAATACAAAGAATAAAGATACTTTAGAGCGACGTATAAAGTTTGTTAATAAAATATATCCCAACTTAATAAAAGTGTCTGCAAGTAACATTTACCACATTGATGTTAAATTTTCAATAGCTAAATATGAAAAACTATATCCAAATAAAACATTAAATACGGAAGATATTTTGTTGCTTACACAACCCGATTACAATAAACTAAATGACATAATAAATAGGCGACTAAATAGCATTTAAACACTGATTAAATAACAATTAAGCCCCGCAATTTGCGAGGCTTTTCGTTTTATATCGTTTGCATTGCCGCCCTTATTGTCGGGCTCGCTGGTGTCGTTTTTCGTATTGGCACGCACGAATTATCGACCAAGCCGATAGTATAAATTATGTCACGCTCGTAGATGCCGTCCGAACGCTTTACTCGTTGCATACTTTGGCGAATTGGAGTAGCGAAACCCTCCGACAAAAAACTTTGTCCGTGCAAAGCCTGGTTAACTTTTCTATAAACTTGCCAACCCTTTTTTGCTTCGTTCTTTTGGCTTTGCGGTGCTCCATTCGACGTATTGCTCAATCGGAGCAAATAAAGTTTAACGGCGACTGTTAAAACGCCCCGTTGTTGGAGTTTGCCGTCATTGGTAAATTGCCCGCTTTGAATATCTATTAAAGCGCACGGAAATTTTACAGGCGGGAACTTGTCGTAATAGTCCAATTGCCCCCAGTCCTCGTCAATGTATAATAGTTCGGGAACTTGTGCCTTTAGTTGCGTTTGAAAATCTTGTATTAACTCATCCATTGTTATTCAATAATTGGTTTATAAAATTGTTTAGTTCTCCGGGAATAACGTCCTTTATATTTTCCATTATTATGCGGTTTACCTCGGGCGCGTGCCCGATAAATTGGCGTTGTGGTATTTCGACAGTATGAGCCCCCACGCTCGCTTTTTGTGCGTAAGATGCTTTTTTGTTATTTTTATTGAACCGTCCCTTTTTATTAAAGTGTACCACTTGCTTGCGTGCTGGCATGTTAATAGTTCCGCCCTCGTTATGTATGGCAGTATATGGCTTTGATGAACTGAAAACAATACTTTCGCCTCGTATCTCGGATTTAATCGAATTACGCATCGCCGAGGTTCTCAACAGCAAAGAGCCGCGATTAACCGGATGTTTTGTCGGTTTCCACGGCGCGCCACTGAAGAAAGCCTTGCGCTCAAAATTTCGGTCGTAAGTTTCTGTTAAGTCAACCCTTACGCCCTTTAATATTTTTTGTAAAAAATCTTGCATATCAAAAAAAAGTTGTATATTTGCATCAAAGTCGTTAAAATATTCCGCTTGGTTGCTCCTTGTTAGGTTTATTTTTTCGGCTTTTCCCTTTTTATACGGTGTTTGTGTCGGTCGAATGCGATTTGGTCGTCTAAGCAGTAAGGTCTAAACTCGCCGTTTTTCATTTCTTTCACACAAATAAAAGAGTTTTCACCTCCTATTTCTACCTTATAATAAAACCAGCGTTTTACATCGGGATGCTTTTGTTTTCCGTCTATAATTTCGTCAGAATCCCAACCGTAATAGCTTGATTTCTTAAATAAACCTACAAAGTCAGTCGCCCAAAGGTTGCGCTCTTTTTCAAACTTATGTGCCTTGCCTGTGAATGATTTTATAGTCGAGCGATAAACCGTTATTTCCGAAAATTCCTCTTTCCCTACTGTTAACGTTATCGGTTTATCGCTTGGAATATTCTCTTTTGCCCAGTCGCGCGCCTCTTTTCTTGTTTCGACAACCGATTTTCGCGTCGCCCGGTCTTGAATTTGTGTGCAAAATTTACAAAAATCATTGCCCGCTTTAGCTGATAACTGTGTGAACCGTGTACACGTAGCGCATGATTGCGGAAAATATGGGTGTGTTTGTGGGAAAATAACCTTTTCCTTTCCGGGATTAAAGCGAAACATTGCACTTGTATTTTTACCGCCCGCGCCTATGGTATAAGTTGCTTTTTCTCCGTGTTCGTTTGCCGTTGCACTATCAGTAACCGGATAGCGGTTTTTTCGTACTTGTACCACATTGCATCGACAGCGCCAGCCGTTCGGTGGGAAAAACTTCGACCAAAACGGGTCACTTGGCGGCAATGTCATGTCATGCAAAAGTTGATGAGAATCGCGCACACGGTCGTCGTTTGCCGTTCGATATTGTAAATTAAACTCGTCGCCGTCTTTTTCAAAGTCCGCCCACTTGCTCGCCATTTGTGCCGATTGTGTTGCAAAAAGATATTCGCTTTCTAAATAGTTTTTATTATAGTTATTATGTATTTCTCGCGCATCCTTAAAAAACTTTGAAAAGCTTTTTATCTCGTTTTTTTCATCACGTAGCAAATCACTGAGTTCGCGAAGTTCGGCGTATGTTTTCGCGCCGGAAAACACATATACATTCGTAAGCAGGTGGTTTGTCATCGACTCAGGTATATTATACTCGATGCTACTTGTTACCGCTTCTTTTAAGACACTATTTATTCCGTCTATAAGCGGTTTTATCTGTTTGTTTTCAAGGTCATCAACTGTTATTGTTTGTTTTTTTTCGCTATATACCCAGCGAGCCACTTTGTTAAAAGCTTTTTGCAAATTTTTGTTTTCGGTTTCAGACAAGGCAATACGGTCGATTTGCCCGCCACAACGAGAACAATCACAAGTATATATTTCATGCAACGTCAGTTTATCAGGTGATGTCGCGCCCGCACCTGCTAAAAATTTAGTTTTTCGTCTTTATCCTTTTTTGTGCTGGTAGGCTCAGTCGGTTGCATTGTTTCGTATCGGTCGCCCTCGACTTCAATACCGAATTTTTCCTTTATAAACTTATCCGATACTTTTTTATGCGGCATGACTTTAACCGTCATATCAAAGAGCTTATCGATGTCCTCGGCGGCAGTAAATTTAAATTTTGAAGTTGTCGCCGGAATCCAGCCGATGCGATACAGAGCAGGTATAACAAGGCTATTCATATACATCTCAATCATACGCTTGTCGGCTTGCACAAGTCGGTCACTTACTTCCATGCCTACTTTTTCTTTCGACTCGTTACCATGCTTTGTGTCTTGTCCGATAATAGCTCCATTAAACAACATGCTTATTTCATTCTTAGCGTGTCTGATGAGGCTATTATATACATCACCGTTTGTACTTACGCCCTGGGCGAACTGGAACTCCTCGGTCGTGTCAATAATAAACCACGCTGCTGCCCCTATGTCGCGCATCATATTTTCTGCATTGTCCAACATTTGCGGGTCGCGTGTGTCTGTTTTAAGAACGCGCGGCGGTATACCGTAAATTTCGCAAAGTTCCGACCAGCAACTTTCGGCAAATTTTTTAAACAAAGTATAAGGGACGGCTTTGTTTAACATACCTAAATGTCCCGAGTTAAACTCCAGTAGCCAACGTTTATACTCATTAGCTTGGCGATACTCCAGGAAATTATCGAATGACGTATCGGGATAAAATCGTCCAAAGTCGGGCACTACATTACGGCGCGGTATAAGTTCCACTTTCGGCGTATTGTCTTCGACCGAAAGCTCAACTAAGGAATAACCGAAATTTTCGCTATCCAATATATATCCGAATAAGTCCTGGATAAAATCAAGCTCGTTTACTATATCCGTCAGTTTGCCGTCGGTCTTTTTGTCTGTGGTACGCATTTCAAAGCCAGCCGCGATTGTTTGTTCCTTACGGTTGTTTATTTGTGATGTTAGGTGTGCATCATCTGAAATAATCGTGTAGATGTCTTGCAAAAGGTATTGTTTCGGATTGAGTGCCGCCAGCGCTAAAGAGCGAGCCCGTTGCAAATCGGCAATATCCCGCCGCGTTTGACTTATGGATTTACGTACGGTCATCGGGGCATAGCGCCCCGCTTTATTATCAAGTGAGGGTGTGCCGTTTATTTTAGCCTGGAGCGTTGCCAGGGTGCGAAGTGCAAAATGTTGTACTGTTTTGTTCATTGAATTACTTTTTTATTCGTGGTTGAATTTGGGGCGACTGCCATAACGGAAAGGTATCTTTGACACGCTGGTTTCGTTGTCGGAGTCTATTAGCGGTAAATCGGCATTGGCATCGCCGCTCCTTACATCTTTAAGCCAGCCAATAGCACGGTCGTAGTTTTCGATAACCTGAGTCTGTATTATATCGACATTAGCCAGTCGGCAAACGCGATAACAGGCTATATCCTTACAAAGCTCCAGGATAAGCGGGTCGCGGTCGTTTCCCGCCATGCTGAAAATTTTATCTACATCGTAAAGCGGTCGCCCGTCGTCATACTCTTTTTTGTTGCTGGGCTTTAGGTAGCTTTTAATCTGAGAGACCGCCGCCTTAATCGCCATTGCGACTATTGTGTCGTCGTTTTCGGTAATCTCATTCATTTGATAGCCGTACATTACCGACTTCATTTCCGTAATCTCTAAAAACATTTTAATAACTGTTTAATTGGTGATTAATAGCGACGCGAAGCTCGCCTTTGTGCTCTGTATGTTCCCTGGCGTTGTGCCAGTTTTTTATCTAATATGCAATATCCGCCCTCTATACAGTCCGGAGCGTCCATTGCTCCGGAGTAGCTTGGTGATACAGCTTGAAATTGACCTATTGTTTCTTGCATGTGTTCGTTTTCTTCGTCTTTTTTGTTGAATATGAGCCAACCTAAACGATAAGGAGGGTCTAACGTCGCTTCTATCCGCGTATATTTATTAACCTTTGCCCGTTTATCTTTTTGCACATGTAATGGAATGCCTTTCTCTCGGCTTCGTCGTCTGAACTCGGGGTCGAAATAAACATCGAAAAAACCGTCTTGCAATCCATTACATTCCATGTAATATTGAGCGGTTGTAGCCGCCGCCGAAACGACTTTATACATATCGTAATAAGCTTCTATAAATTCATTTTGTCCGCATTGTTTACAGAATACTTTTATTACATACGTTTTTTCTGCTTTTCGTCCTAAAAGCGCAACCACTTTGAACGAGCTGTTTTTAGATTCTTGGTTGGATGTTGACGGGTCGCCGTAAACGATAAGTTGCTCCATTGTTTTAAGTAGCGGTATATTGTCAAAATATAATTCGTTGAATATTCGCCCCTCGGTTTGTGGATTATTAAAATACTCGGTTTGAGCCGCCGCGTAAGATATGGTACTTAATACCCGGTCGATGTCTTCCTCGCTGTTTTTAGCCGCCCAGGAACTTTTACCGTTGGTACGGATATTAACTATATCCACATAATCGGCTTTCTTCATAAGCTCAGTAACACAGCAATACTCGGCTATAATGTTACCGCAAACCAGTATAAGCAAAGGAACATTAACCGCCCTGGTAGGTATCAACGCTCCGAATATCCAGTCGACACGTTTCTTAATTATATCGGGGTTTCTGCAATCCTCGTCGGTATCTATATCGTCAATAAGAATAAGGTCGGGGCGGGCTGCATCGTTACGAGTACCGCGCGGACTTTGCCCGGCTCCTATTGCGCGGAAAGAAGCGCCTTTGCGGGTCTTAAACTCGGTATCTTTCCACTTAAAAGAGCGTTGTACACCGTAATCGTTTATTATCCGCTGGTTGCTGTCAAGATTGGCACGATAAGGCTCTAAGAGACGTTTTGCGTTATCCTCGGAGTTTGAGACCATGATAGCGTTTTTCTTTTTGCCCGTAAGTGTCAGTTTTAGCGCGTTTTTCATTGCTTGTGTCGATTTTGCAAGCTCACGCGCCCAGGCATCCACTTCAAACCATTCGCCACGCATACAACGCTCACGCTTATCTCCTTTTATTTCGTTGCCTGGTTTGCCTTGTATTCGTTTTGTTGCCCTTATATGGAAAGGGGCTGGCTCATACTGGTTGTACATTGGCAAGTAATAAGCAAACCACGCCTCGTCATCAGCTTCAAGCTTTTTAATGCGGGCTTGTTTCTCGGCGTAAGTCTCGGAAATATCCACAACCGTTGAGCGTTTGAGAGCTTCGCGGTATGCTTCCCACTCGTTAAATGCTTGTTTGTCCGCTGCTTTTGCCATTACATTCTACTTTTTATATATCCGTCGAAAAGGTCGCTTAACTCTTTTGCCTTGTCCGTGTCAAACTTGCGTACCCATTCCAGCAAACCGATAGAGACATCTATAATGTCGCGCACGCCTGTGTCGGTTTCCAACTTTTGGGCGGCTGTTGATAGCTTTAACAGTGTGTCAGCTTCCTTGGCATTGGCGTATCGTTGCCCTTTGTCTTTTCCGGCAATAGCCTCGTTAATCTCGTTAATTTGCATATAGTAGCGCGCGAGTTGTTTTTCCTTGGTTATTGTAAGGCTTGCCAGTTCAACGTCCCATTTTTCGGAATTAACCCAACGGCTTATCGTTTGCACGGTAACGCCGACCAGTTCGGCAATTTCTTTTTGTTGATATTGTCCGGTAATAAAGAGCGCCTTTGCGTTCTTTTTTTTTGTGTCCTGTTTTGGAGTTCTACCCATTTGATAAATATTAATATTTAGGGCAAAATTGGGGGTTATATCGCTGGTAATAAAAAAGTTCTGCCATGACAGCAACGTTAATTTGCGGGGCGCTTTCGGCGGGGTAAGTTTGCGGTATAATTCAGTTAAGAAATGGACGAAAAAGAGCAAATTTTCATTTTATCAGATAGTAGTCAGACAAATACAAAGGGCTTTCGTGTTGCCTTGTCAGGCGGGCGCTTTGAGCGTTTCGACAATAACCCGGTAATGCTTTACGACCACGATACAAAACTGGTGATAGGGCGTTGGGAAAAACGAAACGTTGAAAATGGTAAAATGACAGCCGCCGCCGTGTTTGATGCAGGCGACCCCATTGCGGCGGAAAAAGCCCGCAAGGTTAAAGAGGGCTTTTTGCGGGGAGTGTCAATTGGTATTTTACCGCTAAAAATGGAAAAAATCAGCGACGAGTATGTAATGACAGACTGGGAACTGATGGAAGCAAGTATAACGCCCATACCCTCCGATGCCGGAGCTGTACGACTATACAACGAAAAACGTGAGCTTATCACTTTTGAACAACTCAAATTAAGCTTTTCTAATAATAAAATCAGTAAAAAAATGGACGAAAAAGACACTATCGTACTGACGGGCGCAACCCGTCAAATTCTCGGCTTGTCTGCAAATCCTACGGCTAAGCAAATAGAGCTAGCCGTACAGGAAAAAGACGACAAAATCGACGAACTAAACAAGAAAGTTGAAAAACTGGAAAAGGCAAACAAGGAAACTTATCTTTCTCAGGCTGTAAAAGACGGCAAAATAACCGAGAAAGAAAAAGCGGACTATTTGGCGCTTTCGGCTGGTAGCAACTTCGACAATGTAAAGGCGATTATCGACGCTAAACCCGCTCAGGCATCAACATCCCTTAAGGATATGGCGCAAAAATCAAAATTGACCGCCGGAGACCGCGCGGGCTGGGATTTTTTGAAGTGGGGTAAAGAAGACCCGAAAGGATTAGCGGCTATTAAGCTCTCTAACCCGACCGAGTATGAGAAACTAAAAACAGATTTTGACAACAATTAAAAGTAAAATTAATGGCAGCAAGTGTATTTGTGGCGTTTTTCGCCAACATCATTTTAGAATTATTCTATCCAGACAGCTCGTTTTTGAATGAGCTTACCGACATGGACGAGTTTTCTCGTTACAACAAAATCAATCTTTCAGAAGTGGGGGCAGACCCCGAGGTCGTAGAAAACAATACTACGTGGCCTCTTACTCCCGCGCAACGAACCGACGAGGGTATCGAAATACCGCTGGCAACATTTGACACGAAGCCGACACACGTTACCAACGTTGAGGAACTGGAAACAAATTACAAAAAAGCGGAATCAGTATTAAAGCAACATGTTGACACTTTAAGAACCAAGTGTTCGGAGTCGGCGGCTTACAATATCGCACCCGCCAGCCATACAGCAGAAACCCCGGTACTTAAAACGACCGGAGCGAATAGGGGCGACGGCACAAAGGCTTTGAGATACGAAGATATAACCGAATTATCCCTTGCTTTTGACAATGCCGAGTTTCCACAGGAGGGGCGAGTTATCGTATTGTGTCCTGAGCATAAAACCGACCTTAAAAATGCCAACATGAAGCTTTACAAAGCGATGATGACGGATAAGGAAATTGACGGGTTTAAGATATACACATTTACTCGAAATGCAAAGTACAATCCTGCAACTGGCGAAAAATTACCTAAAGGAGCTTTGACAGGCAATAAGTCATCTTTTGCGTTCTGTAAAAGCGGCGTTATGCGCAGTATGGGCGACAAGACAGCCAAAGCAGAGGAGCGTTTCGCCGACTATCGCGGTTGGTTGCTTGGTGCGCAAATTCGTTTTGTGGCTTTGCCATTCCGTGCTAAATGCGTTGCATCCATTTACAGCGACGCGGCTTAAAATAAATAGTATTCACTTTGTTAATAGCCTGATTATATAGGCTATTAGCTTCTAAAAATCAAATAATTATGTCAGATGCTGAAAAAAATGATACAAACGCTGAAACTACTGGTACAACAATACAACCAGGAGCAAAATCTCAAAGGACAAAAAAACCGACATCAAAGGCGGGCACAACAAAAGTTCTCAAAGAAAAAAATACGAATCAGCCGGGAACGGGTAGCAATCAGCCGCCAGCTTCTGCGAAAAGTTCCGACGTGGATAATCAGCTCAAAGCGGGCGCAACTGGAGCGCAAGGGAGTGGTGATGACAGTAACAAAGTAAAAAGCGAGCCAAAACAGGGAAGTGAGCGCAAACGCATTGCAAAAAGCGTATTCTCTCAAAAGTCGAGCTTATCGGTTATTTATTTTACCTCCGACCTAGTGCCTTTCAGCAATGAGAGCGATGCTTTAAAACATGCTGCGAAGTTGAAAGACAAAACAGTAACCCCAATAACAAAAGAGGACTAAAATGGGACAATTACCTTATGTAAAAATAGAGTACGGAAACGGTGCGCTTGGTCAAGCTATCGCCAGCGCTGACGGCTTGCTTTGTTTGGTCGTTGTTGGGGCGGGTGCCGTTGCTTCGTCTTTCGACCTGGCAAAACATTACGCCTTACGTAAATATGGCGACCTGGAAAATTTAGGCGTTACGGCTGAGAATAATCCCGAAATTGAAAAGCTTGTAAAAGACTTTTATACGGAAGCTCAGGAGGGTACAAAGGTTTATCTTATCGGTTATCCCGACACACTTACAATGTCCGCCATATTGGATAAAAACAACCCTTACGCCCGCAATGTCATAGAGTCAACAAACGGCGAAATACGGGGGCTTATTATAACTGGAAAAGCCAAAGCAAACCCGACCATAACCGCTGGGCTTGACAGCGACTTGGAATCGGCAAAGCTCAACGCGCAAGCCCTGGGCGACTGGGCTGCGGAGGTGCGCTTTGCACCTATTTTCACGCTGATAGACGGCTTAAGCTTTAGCGGCGACCCCGAGGCTTTGACCGACATGACAAAGCAAGCTTATAACCGCGTGGGTGTTGTTATCGGCGACAATTCGCAAGGTTCGGCAAATCAGGCGCTTGGATTGATAGCCGGAAGAATCGCCGCTTCGCCCGTACAACGCAACGTCGGGCGGGTGCAAGACGGCGCGCTTAATGTCCTAACGATGTGCGCGGGCGATAAGATTGTGGAACTGGCAGATGTTGAAACCATAGTCGGCAAAGGTTATATAACATTCCGCACGTTTACGGGCATGTCAGGTTATTATATCGCTGACGACCCATTAGCAACAAAGCTGACGGATGACTATAACCAAATAACCCGCCGCCGTGTGATTGATAAAGCCTATCGTATTGCCTACGCGGTACTGATAGAAAAGCTACTAGACGAAATCCCCGTAAACAATGACGGTACAATGATAGAGACTTACGCCCGCGTTTTTGAGCTGGCGGTTGAAAATGCTATTGTTACCAATATGACGGCAAACGGCGAATTATCGACCGACCCCGCCGATACGACCGACCGAGGTGTAACCTGCAGAGTGTCCCGTTCAACTAACGTACTGGCTACAAACAGGGTCGAAGCTGAGCTTCGCGTTCGTCCTCACGGATATGGGAAATATATAAGCGTTTTACTCGGTTTTACCGTAACACAAAATTAAGATTATGGCATTAAGTGATTTATTTCTAATCAACGGACGCGAATACGAATGGGCAGATATTAGCCTTAATGTGGGCGGTATTGAGATAAAAGGTTTTCGTAACGTAAATTATAAGGAAAGTCAGGAAAAAGAGCCTTTGCACGCCAAAGGAAACAAGCCGCGAAGTATTCAGCGAGGTAACAAAACTTATACAGGCTCGCTCACTTTCACGCAAAGCGAAGTTATCGCCCTTAAGTCGGCGGCGGGCTCTCTTTCCTTGCTTGATATTAAAACCGATATAATCGTGGCTTACACGCCCGAAAATTCGGCAAAGATACGCGTCATTACTATCCTGGGCGCTGAGTTCACGGATATTGAAGAGAAGATGGCGCAAGGCGATAAGTTCATGGAAATAGAGCTCCCGTTTGTGGCGCTGGATATTATCGCGGCTTAATCAGTATTAAACAACAATTAAACAATTTCTAAAATGTCAAAAGAAAATATAACAAACCCAACGCCCGAACAAATAATGGGCTGGAAAGAAAAGTATAAAACCGTGCATAAGCTCACGATTGAGGGCAAAACGGCTTATTTAAGAAAGCCCAACCGCCGCACGCTTTCGCTGGCAATGACAAAAATATCGAAAGGCGATATTATAGGCGGCTCGGAAGCTATCCTCGAAAATTGCTGGCTCGGAGGCGACACTGAGATAAAAACCGACGACGACCTCTTTATGTCGGCAGTGGGTAAAGTAGGCGACTTAATCCAAGTTAAGGAAGCTGAATTGGAAAAGCTTTAAGGTTAGCGGAAGTCGACGAAAAGCGCGAGGCTATCCGCATACTGGACGGACAACTCCGCTACTATATGTGCATAGACCCCGACACGCTAACCGATGACGAGTGGGCAATGCACATTAAAACCCTGGAATATATAAGGAAACAAGAAGCTGGTAAGAATGAATAATTAGAGCAATGAATGACTTTTTTACATACGTCATAAACCTGCGCGACCAAATGTCGGGAACGCTTCGCCGCGTCGGCGGGTCTATCGTGGACACATCAAACAGAGTCCGACGGTTGCAAGGTGACGTGCGTAATCTGAATAGCACACCGCTAACAGGCTTAAAAAATTCATTCGCCAGCCTCTTTAAAAGTATTCCCTTTTCTCAGTACATATTTAACCCGCTTACTATTGCGGGGGTTGTTGGTGGTCGTGCTCTTAAGTTGGGTATCGACCAGGAAATGCAAAACGCTTCTTTTGAAGTCCTACTTGGTGGCGAAGAAAACGCCCGAAAGATAATTGACAATATCAACACTTACGCCAAAAAGACAACTTACGGCAAAGAGAACCTGAGCGCGGCGGTGCAAACGATGGCGGGTTTTGGTATTGCCCAGGAACGAATAATGCCAAATCTTAAGGCTATTGGCGAAATAGCAATGGGCGATAAAAACAAGCTTAACAGCTTGACACTCGCTTTTTCGCAAATGTCGGCAACGGGTACGCTCATGGGGCAAGACCTTAACCAAATGATAAATGCGGGTTTTAACCCTCTTTTACAAATGAGTAAGGATACAGGTAAGAGTATCGGAGTGCTGAAAGATGAAATGGGCAAGGGTAAAATATCGGCGGATATGGTTGCCCAGTCTTTCCAAAAAGCAACCCAGGAGGGCGGGCAATTTTACGGCATGTCTGAGAAAATGAGCCAGACGCTTGGCGGTGGTGTTAAATTGGCAATGGCAAACATTAATGATAAGTTACTGGCTTTCTATAACATTATCCAGCCGTACATATTACCAGCAATAGGAGGCTTTAACCTATTGCTTACGGATGCGGGCACTTTCATTGATAAGGTTGTCGCAAAGTTAGAGGGCTGGTACAATAATAACAAGTTGTTAGCTACAAGTATAGCCATTCTTACCGCTGCATGGATTGCGTATCGTGTTACATTACTGGGATTAATTGGATTACATACACTTATAGCCGTATGGCGCAAAGCTGTTATTGCTTACGAAATAGTTGTATTTGCAGTTAAAAACGCGACAAGCTTATGGACAGCGGCGCAATGGCTGTTAAACGTGGCGTTGAGTGCTAATCCTATCGGGCTGATTATTGCGGGCATTGTGGCGCTTATCGCATTAATCGCATTTCTGATTATCAAAATTGACGGCTGGGGCGAAACCTGGAACAATGTACTTACGATGTGTAAACTTGGTTTTGAGCTATTTAAAACCGCTGTTACACTTATTTGGTTAAAGGTGCAAGACGCTTTTTTAAGTGGCTTTGAAGTTATCGAAAAAGGCTGGTATAAAGTGCAAAGCCTATGGAATAGTGACGCTGCAAGCGCCGGACTCGCAAAGCTGGAAACTGAGCGCGACACCAGGGCTAAAGAAATAGCAGATACACAAGGTAAACTTACCGACCTGGCTAAGCAAATGTCAGACATGGAAGTTTTTAAGCTTCGTGTAAATGAAACCTCTTTTAGCGATATAGCAAACAGCTTAAAATCAAAGCTCGGCATTTCGTCGGCTGGTATTCCCGGAATGGATAGCGGCGACAGTACAAGCGGCGGTACCGGAGGAACTGGCGAAACCGGAGGGGGCGGCGAAAGTGGCAAAGCCGCAAACTCCATAACAACTGGCGGCTCGAAAACGACACATATAACATTGTCTATCGGCGAAATGGGCAATAATATGACCATAAACGCTAACGGCATACGCGAGGGGGCGCAAAAAATAAAGGAAATAGTACAAGAAGAAATGGTGAAAGGTTTATTAATAGCTCGGGCGAATATTTAAGAATATGAAACAACCTTTAAACCCTTTATTCAGACGTGGCGATGTGATACTTCGCGAAGTTGCCGACCTGGTAGAAAGCGGACAAACGGTCGCTATGGTTATGCCTTTTACTTTCTATTTGCCGGACAACTCAAAATGGCTTTTGCCTTATGAGCCGTTAATCTCAGTGCAAGGCGAAAATATCATTATAAAGCGGAATGTCGCAAAGTCTGAGGGGCGCGGCTCTATTAAGGAACGATGGGCGGAGGGCGACATAAAAGTAACGATTGACGGCACATTTGTAAACTCTGACCTTGCAAAATATCCGGCAATTGAGGTGCAAAAGCTTCGACAAGTAATTACGCAACGGCGGGCTATCAAAATAGAAAACGAGCTTTTGCAGCTTTTAAATGTCAATTATTTAGTTGTCGAGGATTATAGTCTCCCTTTCAGCAAGGGCGAAAACGTGCAAAATTACAGCCTTACGGCGCTGAGCGATGATAGTTATAACCTTTTTATAGAAGTGAAATAAAATGTTTGATATGAATTATTACATACAAATAGGTTCTTACAAGCTGAACTTGCTCCAATCCGTCGAGATTGAAAAAACCGTTGACCTGCTGACGCAAACGGCTGTTATTGTTTTGCCCGGTGTGACATATAGTCAATCCTTAGACCGCGAAAAACATATTAAGGCGGGCGACAATGTACTTGTTAAGCTCGGATATGATGGCGAGTTAATAACTGAGTTCGAGGGTTACGTCCAACGCATCGACACGGACGACAATAGCCTGACAATAAATTGCGAAGATAGCATGTATTTAACCCGCAAAGAGATAAGCCCGAAAGTGTTTGCCAAATGCAAAGTTAAGGATGTCGCCTCTTATTGCGCCCAGGCGTTAGGCTTTGAACTGGATTGTACGATAGACTCGGAAAGTCATTATTTCGATAAGTTTACCATAAGTCCGAATGATACAGTTTATAACGTTCTCAGCAAACTAAAGGACGCAACAAAGGGGCAAATCTATATAACCGATAACAATAAGCTGAATATACACCCGCCATATATCCAAAAGGGGGGCGATGTGGTCTATGATTTTGCCATAAATATTGAAGAATCGGACCTCAAATACAGGAACGAAAGCGACCGTTTGCTTATGGTTGTGGTTAACGGGGTCGGTATTGACGGCAAAAATATAAAGGCAACGGCTGGTAAGGCTGGCGGCGATGTTGAAACAATAGAGGTTAAGTTCCCGGTTTCAAAAGAGGCTTTGCAGAAAATGGCAGACAATACGCTCAAATATAAATCATACACAGGTTATGAGGGTAATATAAAAACCTGGCTTATTCCATTTGTTGAGCCGACCTGGAGCGCGAAGATTATCGACAAAGATTATGAGTATAAAGAGGGTACATATTACGTTACTGGAGTAAAAACAAGCTTCGACGAGTCAGGCGGTGTGCGTACTATCGATTTAGGTAGGCGCCTTGTGATTAATGATAAAACAGCAAACGAATGAATAAACGGGCACAAATAGCGCAATTGCTGGGCGATATAGTAGGGAAAAATCGCGGCGGGCTGGTCTTTTTCTCGGCTCAGGTCGTAAGCGTTCAGGTCGACACTTGTACGGTAATAATTGACGGGCTGGAATTGCCCGACGTAAGGCTCACTCCGACGACAACCGAACGCGACGACATGCTTTTATTAACGCCCGCGATAGATAGCTTTGTCTTGGTGGGCTCGCTTTCGGGCGACCTGAATAATTTATGTGTGTTAACTGCAGATACACTCGCCAGCGCAAAGCTCACAATCGGAGATATAAGCGTATTTATTGACAAAGAGGGCGTGGTTCTCAATGGCGGCGAATTGGGTGGGCTGGTAAAGCTGGGCGACGTAACAAAGAAAATTAACGCTCTGGAAAATCAGCTAAACCAGCTGAAAAATATACTTAAGGCATGGACGCCAGCGCCTAACGACGGCGGTGCGGCTCTCAAAACAGCTGTAAGTACCTGGGCTGGGCAACCGATAACAATAACAAAGAGTTCAGAGCTCGAAAATCTAAAAGTAAAGCAATGAAGCAAAAAGGTATCACAGTAAACGAAGAAACGGGCGACTTAAACATAAAAGTAAGCCGTGATAAACTGGGACTAATAACTGGCGGGTTGGTTATTGGCGATGTGCAAAAACAGAATCAAGCAATAATAATTTATATGCAGCCCGGCGAAATGAAAGAAGCCCCGCAAGTGGGTGTTGGTATTGCTTCGATGCTGTTATCTGGCGAAGCGCTATCCTATAAACATAAGATACGCGAGCAGCTGGAAGCGGACGGCTTTCGAGTTAATCACTTGGAAATAGTAAACGAACAAGATAACAAATTAAACATCGAATTAAATGCAGTCTATAAGTAGCGCACAGGGGCAATGGCTGAGTATTGATTTTATAGTAAAATAAAAAATGATGAAAGATAAACTTAGATTTCAGTTGATTGTATCGGCTTTGCTGATAATCGTTGGCGGCGGCTTGCTGATAGCAGGCTTTTGTGTTTCTCCAATAGGTATTATCGATGGCTCGGTATTAATCGCTTTTGGCGAAATACTAACATTTGTCGGTGCTGTATTCGGCATTGACTATTCGTATAAAGTGAAAATTCATAAAACAAAAGACAATGAGAAAGATTAACAAAATAATATTGCATTGTTCAGCTACAAAAGAGGGGCAACATTTCACAATCGAAGACATTACGAAATGGCACAAACAAAGAGGATTCCGAACAATCGGTTATCACTTTGTTGTCTATTTGGACGGCTCGGTTCATAAAGGACGTGATGTTTCGGAAATTGGCGCACACGTAACAGGACAAAATTCAAATTCTATTGGCATTTGCTATGTCGGAGGGCTGGATGCCAGTGGAAAGGCAAAAGACACACGAACTGATGCGCAAAAAACATCGTTAGCGAAGTTGGTTGCTGAATTGAGAGAAAAATATCCGGATGCAACAATTCACGGACATTATGAATTTGCAAACAAGGCTTGTCCTTGTTTTGACGTAAAAAAAGAATTTAGACAATGAAAAATTTTAAAACAGTTTTAAACGTGCTTCTATTGGTGTTTTTCTTTGGTTTATTTTTCGCGTGTAAATCAAATCCACCGTTGAAAACAGAATCAAGCATAAAGGAAACAAGCAGTACAACTGACAGCATTAGCCACAAAGAAAAGATTACCATGCAGTTGATTACAATTCCGTCCTCGCTTGCTGCTTTGAACTTAAATCTTGCAGATTTATCTACGTTGCCAATTGGCGCAAAGTATGAAGACAAACAAGGTCAAGCGACTGTGGGCATCGAAAAAACAGGCGAAAACGACTATAAAATAACAGCCAATTGCGATAGCCTTTCGATGATTATTTCAGAAAAAGAAACTGAAATATACCACCTGCAAAAGACAGTGAAAGAATTGGAAGAAAAAGAATCGCAGACAATTGAAGTAACAAAATATAAACAAAACGATTGGCAAATAGTGTGTGGCTGGTTCGGTAAAATATTCATGGGTGTTCTTGGAGTTGGTTTAATTATACTCGTATTAAAATGGAAACGCTTCTTCTAGCCGGGCAAAGCCTGTTAGACATATCAGTTCAAGAATCCGGTTCTTTAGAATCTATTTTTTCGTTAGCTAATGAAAATGATGTCAGCATAACCGATGAAGTTCCGGTAGGCACATCACTTCAAGTCATCGAAGTAAAAGAAAGGCAAAACAAGCAAATTGCAAGTTATTACAAAACGAACAATCTCAAACCAGCGACCGAATTAGGATTTTATATTGAAGAAGGCATTGAATTTTGGGAAATAGAGTATGATTTTATAGTAAGTTAAAAATATGGCACGAACAATTTCAGAAATAAAAAAAGAGATTACAGACAGATTCATGTCCGACCGCAATATTCAGCGCAAATATGGTTTTTTGGAAAGTGCTACTTTTGAAGAAACATTTTCCAAAGTAAGCATTGAAAGTATCATGTTTTTTTGCGTTGCTGCGTGTGTTTGGACGCTTGAAGTGCTTTTTGACTATCACAAAGCGGAAATAACAACTATCATAGATGAATTAAAACCGCATTCATTACGTTGGTATGTATCTAAAGCAAAAAACTTCATGCTTGGAAAAATGTTAGTTGAAGATACAGATTACTATGATGTAGCCGGGATGACAGACGAACAAATTGAATCGCTGAAAATAATCAAATATGCTGCTGCTGTTGAAGTGTCCGGTGTTGTGTATTTGAAAATAGCAACGACAAAAAATGATACACCCGCGCAAATATCTTCAATCGAATTGGATGCTTTTACAGCGTATATCAAGGAGGTTAAAGATGCCGGAGTAGTCGTTGAAGTCGTTAATGAACCTGCTGAATATTTTAGGCTCAAAATGACGATATATTACAACCCAATGATACTGGATGGAACTGGGCAATCATTCCAAGCTACCTTCCCAGTTAGGGAGACAATAAACGCCTTCATTGCGAATCTTCCGTTTAATGGCGAATATCGAAACGTTGCGTTGGTGGATGCACTACAACAAACGGAAGGAGTTGTGATACCCGAATTACATTTGGCAGAAACAAGTCTTGACGGGAAGATATGGGAAGCGGTTGAAGCAAAAACAACCCCACATTCCGGATATTACAAAGTGTATGCAGACAATCATCTTGATATAACATTCATTCCTTATGAAACTATTTCACGTTGATTATAAACGCCTTGTTGTTCTGTTGCTTCCTATTTCATTGAGACAGGATGTAATTGTTGCTTTCCTGCGGATAATGACATCTCCTATTGTTACATTGTTTAATGATTTTTCAAAAAACAGGAATGACAATTTATTTCGATTGCAAAAAAACGGTCAAGTCTGTTATCTGCGAAGCGTGTTAAATGATGCGTTTCCACAGGCAAATAAACAAATAAGGATTGAGGATGAGAAACAACTTGGACATTGGCAATTTGCGTGGGATGAAAATTATGACAGTTACAAAAACTATTTATTAATCAGCGAAACAGGCACTTTGTTTTGGGATAAATCGACAATTTTTGAAGACGTTAGCGGTTTTGTGGTTTATGTTCCAGTTGCAATTTACAGCGCGGATAATGATGCAAAAATACGCAGTTTACTCAACACATATAAATTATTATCTAAATCATACACTATCGTTTATGAATAAAGCATCTTATATTAATCGTTCGCAACGGAATTTTCCGGTGTCAACAGAAGGGTTGGATTTTATACAAAATCAAATTCTTTTAGCTGCTGAATATGCGAAAACAGCAGGCGCAAATTACATTCTTTCCGGCTGTGTAAAAAACGGAAATTCCGTTTCGGATGGAACTGTTATTATTAACGGCGAAATACTGCCATTTGCTGGCGGTGCGCTTCAAGACACAATCCGCATCGTTGAAACCAAACAAGACATAACCGCTGGTAGTAATACCTATGAGAATGCTTATCTTTTTCGCCGTGTTGAATTTGGTTCAAATGTAGGGAATGCAAATACCTATTCTTTTAGTTCGCTTACTAAATTTCCGACAAATCAATTTTTACTCGAAAATTCAGCAACAAAAAAAGAAGTGGAAGCTCTTATGAATTTGGCAATGCCAATCGGAGCGATAGTTATGTGGTCCGGAAGTGTAACCGGAATCCCAGCCGGATTCGCGTTGTGCAATGGTGCAACCGTTAATGGAATAAAAACGCCTGATTTGCGCGGTCGTTTTATTGTTGGATATTCTGTGCGAAGAGCTGACGAAGCAGGCAGAGGTGAAAGCGATTACGGAGAAATTGGAAACATCGGAGGGTCAGAATACGTCACATTAAGTGTTGAGCAAATACCACCGCACCAACACGACATTTCATTCAAAAACGAAAGATGGGGAGGAAGTACTCACGATCGACCTTTCCCCGCTGATGGCGGAACAGCTAGTTATACGGCTAAGACAAAAAGCGGTGCCGCACGCCGTAATGGT